TGCCGGTGCGCTGCACCTTGATCCAGTTGCCACTGTCCTTGCGCCACTCCACGTCATAGCCGGCCGCGCCGTCCACGGCGGGCCAACTGATGGTCATGGTGGCCACCGCCAGCCCCTGAACGATCGAGGATGTCGACGCGACGGTCACGCTGGCCGGCGGCGGAACTACGGTGATCGGAATCACGCTGATCGGCCTTTCCTCCAGGCGCGCGCCGGTGTCGATATGCGCAAATTTGCTCGGGTCGTACTGCAGCGCACTGATTTCGAAGTCACCCTCTGCGGTGCGCTTGGTTCGCAATACCCGATACAGCGGGATCGCCAAGTCAGCAGCATCGAGCGCCCATTGAAGTTGCGCAATCGGTGGCTCGCTGTAGGCGACGGTGACCGTCACAGCCCGACCGCTGACGTTCTGCACAGTGCGGCCTTCCGCCCAGCCGCCCGGCAGATTGATGATCAACCGATCGCCGGCCTTGGCCTGCGTGTCACGGTCGAGCGTCACCACGCGGCCAGCGGCTGACGAGATCCGGCCGCCGACCTCCCGGCCTGCCAGCAACGAATCCGCCACCGGGATGATGTGGCCCGGCAGCGGGATCACGCCTTCCATGCCGGTCTTGAACGACACGGTGCGGTCTTGGTTGTTGCTGAGGATCGCCCACTTGCCACGGCGCTGGGCCTCGGAAGCGCGGGTGCAGCCAATGGCGCTCAGCTCGGTAGGCCGGTCGCCGTAACGGCGTTGCAGGTCCAGATCGGCGAACGGAATGACGTCGGTGTCGTAGTTGTTGGCCGGGTTGTCGTAGCTGACCAAGGCCCGGGTGTACCGGGTCTTCGCCGAGGCGCTGCCGTAGGAGAATTTCCCGTCGATAACGTTGGCCCGGGTGAAGACGTAGTCGAAATCCTGCGCGCGCGGCATGTCGGCCTGCATCACCAGTTGCCCCTGCGCCCAATAGGTCATGCCCCGGTAAATCGCTGAGATGTCGCGCAGCAACGACCAGGCATCGGCCTTGCCCTGTAGGTTCATGTCGCAGAGGAAGCGCGGTTCCTGCCCGCCCAGCCCGTTCGGCACCAGCTGGTCGCAGTACTGGGCAATCCGGTACAGCTCCCACTTGTCGACCATGAATGGCTTGATGCGCTTGCCCAGGCCGAACATCTCGTTCGTGCAGATGCCGTAGGTGATCCACGCCGGGTTGTTGGTCCATGCCGACTTCATCGAGCCATCCCACGTACCGGTGTAGGTGCGCAGAATCGGGTCGTAGTTGCTCGGCACCATCCAGCGCCGGGCCTTGCACTTCACGGTCACGGCCGGGATGTTGGTGAACTGCTCGGCGTCGAACTCGATGTACAACAGCGCGGTATTCGGGTAACGCAGCTTGGCGTCGATCACCTCGGAATAACCGGCCACCAGCATGGTGTCGGCGATCTTGTTGCTGTTCTGGTTCGGTGTCAGGCGGCGCACGCGGATCTGCCAACCCGTGGTGGCGTTCGGCAGATCGATGCGGCGCGAGCGCTCATACCGGGTCGTGGTCTTGCCGTCGACCGCGTCCACCAGTACCTGCTGGTAGGCGCCGCCATCGGTGGCCACATCGATGGCGTACTCGATGCGGTAGCCGCCGACGTTGCCTTCGTCGTCCGCCCGTTGCAGTGCGGGCCAGGCCAAGCGCATCCGCACGGCGGACAGTTGGGTGTTGGTGATCGAGCGCACCCATGGCGCATCGCCGCGCAGCTCGATGTTCAGCGACGTTTCGTTCTCCACCGCCGGAATGCCCGGGATGTAGGTCTGATCCACGGAGCCCGGGCGCCAGTCCCATTTCACGTTCGGGAAGTTGTAGTTGCCACTGGTATCGCGGATCGGTGTGTTGTCCAGGTAGATGTCGTAATCGGTTGGGACGCCATCAAACTCACCTTCGCCAACAGCGATTAGAATTTTCGCCAGGTTGGTCGAGCGCAGGCTGTCGCTGGCTTCGACCGGCGATTTCGGCTTGCTGCTGCCGCCCTTTTCGCCGGAAATTTCGATCTGTTCCGCTGCGCCCATGCTTTCCTCCAGGCATAAAAAAACCGCCTCACGGGCGGTTGGTGTGCTGCTGTCCTGCTTACGTTTTGTCTTCGGCGTAGATCGACGCCGAGATGATCATTCCACCCCACCGACGGCGGCCGATGCAGATCGGCACCGGATTGCCGCTGGCCGTGGTGTTTTTGGCGCTGCCGAAGGCATAGGACGGGGCGTTTTCGGGGGATGCGCTCTGTTTTAGGCCCGAGGCTTGAGGACTGAGCATTTGAATCACGCCGCCAATCACCATAGACGTGCCGGCCGCGTACAAAAACGGTGATGCGGCTGCAAACGGAGTGAATGACAGTACATAGGCTGCGGCGATCATCACGGTGCCGATAATGGTCTGCAGCCCGCCGGCGCGCTTGCTGCCACCAATCACCGGAACAATGCGGATCTCCCGCGTACCGCCGAGATCGAATCCATCCATCCCAATGTTTGCGCGATTCCGGAAGATCGCAAACTTCAGCCCAAGACGCTCCAGTCTTTTAATTTCATCGGCGAAACCATCAACGGTCGCATTGAGTGCGCGGAACACTTCCACGGCCGATCCGCCGTCGAGAAGGAACTGCTTGCTTCGAAAAAACTTCTTAGCGAGCGAACCGGACAGCATCACTTTCGTCATCGGCGTGTAGGTAACTGCTGAGCACATGCAATTCTCCAGGCAATAAAAAACCCGCTCGATGGCGGGTCTTTTCAGAATAGGGTGGTTCCGCAAAAACGGAACCAGAACGAACCTAGTGTCATCACCGGTATGGTTGCCGGGAGTGGACGTACAAGCCTAGGGCTGCAGATGCAGTATATCATACACAACCTCGATGTTCAAAAATGATAACCGATGAACTGGAATGATCTTGAGCGGCACTTTTCACCTGCGCGACTGGGGCGATACAAGTTTGCATGTGGTAATGATCTAGCTCGCGCAGCTGCGGCGTATGGCCACAACCTGCTCTTGGCCGAAGCCATGTTTCCATGCTGAATGTACTAGAAATTAGCGTTGCGCAACTAGCCATCCACTCAGCACTAACGGCACACTATCACCGCCCTGACTGGTGGGAGGCCTGGGTTGGTGATGGAGATTTCACGTGGCAGCTTGGCCAAATCGCAAATGCGAAAGGGAAGCTAACCAAGCGGCATGAGGCAACGACCCCTGACAAAGTTGTCGCAGAGCTGACATTCGGGTTCTGGAGCAGCCTGTTTAACGCTGCCTTCCACATCAAGCTATGGAGCTCTCTGCACAAGATATTCAGGCATTGCCCAAAGAGCCAACGGCAACGGAAAAATATTTCCTCTGCGCTGAATCAGATACGAGACTTACGTAATCGCATCTTTCACCACGAGCCATTGTTGTGGCTTACCCCGGCTCTTCTGGACCAGCACGCAGTAGGTCGTACAGTGATATCTTGGCTAGACCCCATTCTCCTGCCATGGCTAGACCCGCACGACCGACTTGATGGGTGCTGGAGAGCCTGGCAAGCGGCGTAGCCCTAAGCGATTTGAAATCGCAGAGGGTGGAAGATTTTGCATGTGCAGCCGTTGCTGCCTTGAACACTTACCAATCTGCTAGCTACTGAGGAGGTACTTACTTCAGCAGCACGGGGCAGAGCCAAGACAAGAACCTGACGAGTCTAGCCGACACGAGCAACTACGATCGCTCTGCTTATGCCCTTGAACTAAGAACGGGGCGCCCCTATATTTTAATCTCTCAGACACCTCTTTCGGATTGAACATGGACCCCAAGAAAAATAAGAAGAGCACATCAAATTTCCGTTTTTCTGTAGGCGGGAAAAAGGGATTGAATATTGAAACTAAAGTGTCGAGAACAACAGCCAATACCGCTGTGCTTATCGCCACAACAACAGTGGTTGTTGTAGGTGCGTACGCTGGCTATAAGGCACTTAGCAAGAATGACGCGTCTTCCGCAGCTCCATTGCTATCTGCCTAATTCGTCTACCTAGCTGCACTCTAGGTCTTCCTTTTCTGGGTCACAGTTCTTGTGGCCTACTGTTGTGTCCACCGAAGCTGCCGCCACCCTGCTGGTGGGGTAGTGTCAAAATCACCATTTTTTGTGGTATTCCTATGCCTGGTGGGGCATTCAGATGGTGGTGGACTTGGTCAGATTTGGAGTCGACGCAAGGGTGTGTGCGGCTTTTTGCCGCAATGATCCGGCAACTGCGACGCGGCAAATTAGCATTGAATGAGTCAGCCATGCGGAATATCCGCACTCAACCTGCTCAGTCCCGGCTGGCATGAAACGTTGCAGTAACGTTTCAGATACCAGGGTAGTGTTTGAGCGCGACGACGTCTTTCAGCATCTGCGGATCCACTGTGAACTCATCTTCGCCAAGGTAGCGGCTGTGAGCATTAGGCTCCGCAATAATGGCCGATGCCGG